CAAAATTCAAAGCACTAACACCATCTTCAAAATCAACTGAAACTTTAAATGGATAATTACATTCAGGAACATTAATAATCAACCTAAGGTCTTGAATCTTCTCTGCAGGTATAGTAATATTTGTTGATATTGCAGCTTTAGCACTCCCTTGAAATGCATCAAGATTTGTATCAAATCTAATAGCACCATCAGATTGAGAGAAAAAAGTTTCAGTAGAACCCTCAATACCAAGTCCTGACTGAGTTAAAGTAATAGGTGTATTAAGAGTTGGGTCTGGAACAAGTTCCACTGAAGTTATATCAAGTTGATCTTCAAGATTAGCTACTTCTTCACGTAATCCTTCATTAATTTCTAAAGCTTCATCTAATAAAGCTTGTAATTCTGCTAAATCAGCATCAGCAATTTCAGCAGCAGCAGTAGCAGCAGCAGCAGCAACTTCAGCAGCAGTAGCAGCAGCAGCTTCAGCAGCAGCAACAGCTGCATCAACATCAGCTTGAGAGATACCATCCTCAGGAGTTACTGAAGCAGCACCAGCAGCATAAGCAGCAGCATTATCTGTAGTAATATCTACCGATTGAACACCATTAAAAAAAGATGTATTTATATTAAGTTGTAACTCAGCAGCTGCAAAGATAGCAGTAGCTTCATTTACTGCTAAGGTAAGAGCATCTATTTGAGATTTAGCAGCTGCAAGGGTAGCAGTAGCTTCATCTACTGCTATTCTAAGACCAGGCATAGGACCAATATTAGTGTCACCAAATTGTGCAATACCCGCATCCAACGCTTCCTGAGCAGCATCTAAATCTTCTTGAGCAATAGCAACACCATCTTGCCCCGCTAATAAAGCTGACTGAGCTTCATCTAAAGCAGTTTGAGCATTATTAAAAGCATTTTGTGCATCTTCTTTATTAGAGGTAGCATTATCAAGTGCAGCCTGATAATCAACTGCACCTATCTGGCCTGCCAAAGCTGTATTATATAAGTTTTGTAATTCAGTATATTCACCTGCAGCAATAGTTTCAGCAGCCTCAACAGCAGCGTCTACATCCGCCTGACTTATTCCATCTTCTGGAGTTACTGAAGCAGCACCATCTGCAAAGGCAGCAGCAACTACAGCCGCATTATCAGAGGTAATGTCTACTGAATTAGCACCATCTAAAAAGGCAGCATCAAGCTCAGCCTGAGTTGCTGCAGATTGAGCAGCAGTTACTTCAGATTCAAGACCGTTAACTATTAAGTTATAACTATCTGCTTGAGCATTAAGAGCACTAGAAATTAAATTAGCAAGACTCTCTAAAGTAGGATTTTCACTTAAATAATCAGACGCATCAAACAACGCACTATTTACGCCAGCCACATAACTATCATAATCCGATTGAACACTATCTATTGCAGCATCAAGATCGGTAATTGTAGAACTTAAATTA